ACGATGCAATGGATGACCGAGGACGGCATTTACTGGCCTAGCCTGCCCAAGGCCGAGCGCGGTGTTTATCTACGTCGAAAACTTAATGACCCAGAATATCGTTACCTCAAAACAACGGCGGGGAAAGTCTAATGCCAGCGAAGCCCGGTTTATATTCCAATATCCAAAAAAAACGTGCACGAATTAAAAGACAGAAGGCGGCTGGCAAAAAGCCAGAACGCATGCGTAAACCCGGCACAAAAGGCGCACCAACGGCGGCAGCTTTTAAGGCTGCGGCTAAAACCGCCAAAGGCCGCAAGCGGCGGCGGTAACGGCAATGCCGCGCAAAGAAAACCCTATCCGCAGAACCACGCGGGGCAAAGGGGCTAACTATCGCCCAACAAAACAGGGTGCGGGTATGACTCGAAAGGGTGTGGCTGCCTACAAGCGGAAAAACCCCGGCAGCAAACTAAAAACAGCCGTCACTGGCAAAGTTAAGCCCGGAAGCAAAGCCTCAAAACGGCGCAAAAGTTACTGCGCTCGATCAGCGGGGCAAATGAAAAAGTTCCCGAAAGCAGCGCGTAATCCTAACTCTCGCTTGCGGCAAGCCCGCAAAAGGTGGAAATGTTAGATGGCATTAACAAATTATGGTGAGCTAAAAACCGCAGTCGCTAATTGGCTTGACCGCAGCGACCTCACCGCAAAAATACCAGACTTCATTGGGCTGGCAGAGGATCGTATTGGCACCGATGAGCGCATACGCATCCGCGCTATGGAAACGGCTGCGGATATAACTATCGATGCTCAGACCGAAAGCTTGCCCACGGGGTTTCTGCGAAGCCGCCGTATTTTTATCAGCGGCAATGCGCGGGAACACGCGCTAGAGTATATGTCTCCCACAAACTTCTATGATAGCCACGGCGGCAGCGAAACGGGTCGTCCGTTGTTTTTTACGGTAGAAGGTGACAACTACGTTTTCGGGCCAACGCCGGACACCAGCTACACCGGCAAGCAGCTTTTTTATAAAAAATTCACAACGCTTGCGAGTGATAGCGATACAAACTGGATTCTGCAAAACGCACGGGGTTTGCTTCTATATGGCGCACTGATGGAAGCGGCTATTTATCTGGAGGATGATGCGTCCCTTAGTAAATGGGCTACGCTATACGATCAGACCGCTGATGCGGTTATGAGTTCCGACAGAAAAGACAGGTTCCCGGCTGGCCCACTTGTTTCGCGCTCTGGATTAATAGCGGTATGACTCCGTTATCGCGCCGAATACCAAGGCAGACGCAATCCAAAGCGCTGCGGCTTGCCGATCTACCGTTTGGCGAATGGTTGCCTGACCTTGCGGCTTATGAGAACCCCGGCTGTTTAGAGGCGCTGAATGTTCTGCCCGCACTCGATGGCTATAAGCCTTTGCCAAACATCACAAGCGTTAGCGATGCATTGGATGCGCGGTGCCAAGGTGCGGCAGCGGCACAGGATGCGGCGGGAAATGTGGATGTGTTCGCGGGCGATGCGTCGAAGCTGTATTTGCTCAAAGCACAGACGTTTGCTAATGCCAGCAAAGCGGGCGGCTATACCACGCCAGTAGACGCACAATGGGAGTTTGCTTTATTTGGTGACAAGTTCATCGCTACTAATTTCACCGATCCGATACAAGCAATCACGTTAAGCGGCTCCACGTTTGCTGACCTAATATCAAGTTCTCTAAAACCTAAAGCCAAGCACTTGGCGATTGTTCGCGATCACTTGGTGCTAGGCAATACCAATGATGGCACGGATGGACATAAGCCTAACCGTGTATTCTTCTCAGCACTAAACGATGCTACAGACTTTGATCCTAGCGCCACAACACTAGCAGACTTCCAAGACATACCGGACGGCGGTGCTATTGAAAAAGTGGTAGGCGGCGTGGAATACGGCTTGATATTCCAAGAGCGCAGCATTAGCCGCATGACGTTTGTAGGTTCGCCTTTGGTGTTTCGGTTTGACAAGATAGACCGGCGCAGAGGAACGCCTATACCCGGTTCCGTTGTTGAACATGGGCGCATGGTCTTCTTTATTTCGGAGGAGGGCTTTTTCTACAATGACGGCACACGCTCCGTCCCCATTGGGCAGAACAAAGTAGACCAGACCTTTTGGAACCAGTTCGATATAGCAAATAAAAGCCGCGTTACAAGCGCGATAGACCCGATCAACAAAGTATGCGTGTGGGCTTTCCCCGGCACCGGCAACAGCAACGGTACACCGAATAAGTTGTTTTTTTATGACTATATGAACGGACGTTGGAGCCAAGGGGAAATAAATACCGAGATCGTACTACGCACTCTCAACCAAGGATTTACGCTCGATCAATTGGACACTTTCGGCAACTTGGATGCGCTTGCGTATAGTTTGGATAGTCGCGCCTGGACAGGCGGCGAGTTTAAGCTTGGGGCGTTTGACACTTCGCACCGCCTTAACTTTTTCACAGGCAGTAACTTAGCAGCAACTTTAGAAACCAGTGAACGCGATCTGGAAACGCGAAGTAAGCTGCGCGGTTTATATCCAATTGTAGACGGTGGAACTGTAACCGCATCGGTTGCAAGCCGTGCGCGTATCATGGACAGCGTTGCAAGTTTTCCCAGCGCGGTAGCAGTGAACTCCACAAACGGCATGACGCCGTTTATTTCTGAGGGCCGCTATCACAAGGCACAAGTCAAGGTTGCGGCGGGCGGTACTTGGACGCGGGCCAAGGGCGTGAAGCTGATGGGCGCACCGACAGGTAAAAAGTAGATGCCTTTAAGCAGCCCTCGCGCTACAGCGCAATCGTTTGATACACCGCCGCTTGATTGGGAAAATGAAGAGGAGCATAGGCGTAAACTTGCAGAGGCTTTAATTGGCGTTATGGATGGCAAGATCAACGCCATTGGCACACTCACGCTTGCTGCAAGCAGTGCCACCACAACGCTCAGGGATAAGCGGATAGGTTTACAAAGCCGGATATTTTTTATGCCTACAACCGCCAATGCGGCTGCGGCGATTACGAGCCTGTTTGTAACAGGACGCGGAAAACAAACCGCGACAATAAATCACGCGAATAATTCGCAAACTGACAAAACTTTTGATTATGTGGTGCTTGGCTAATGGTTCAACCAAATTTCTTTGAAGGCAATCGTTTTGTTATCCCGCCCTTTGGGCTGGGCACACCGCCAGAGTTTACGCCAGCCCCTTTGCCTGTCCCGGCACCAATATCTGCACCGGCAGTTGTATTAACGCCCGAACAGCGGCGATATGTAGAGCAGCAAATTGCGGATGCTGATGCTAGCGGGTTTGGGTTCAGTGGGCCAGAAACCACAATGGGAACGGCAGGGCCATCAGTAGGAATGGCAACAGCAACAGACCCTGTTAGTGGGATAGCAACAACCTCACAACAAGATTTTGAAGTAAGCCCTGGCTTCAGTGCCCCTGCAAGCTCAAGTGCTTTTTCCCGAGACAGCGTTATGGAACCGGACCCGCAGGGTTTTAATATTGGCCCGGAGGAAATTGGGCGTGGCATCGGTTTTGGTGTAGGCGCAATCGGTGGCCCCGGCGCTTTGGCGGGCACATTGGCGACAGGCGCTTTAGGTGGTCAAGTAACACCGGGTGATGTTGTTTCCGGCTTTGGCAAAACAGGAGCGATGGCGTTAGGCGGGCCGCTAGGTATGGGAATCAGTGCGCTTGCCGGTGGAATTGGCTCATTGGTGGATGTCGCAGAGGCAAACAAAGGCATCGAATCCTTTAACCGAGACATGCAGGGCTTTGTCGGACCAGGAAGTATGTTCACGGGCGTTGATCCGGTAGACCCAATCAGCGGAATGGGGAAAGTAGAGGCTTTTGCGAGAGGTGCGCTAGGTCCAATTACTGCACCGTTAAGCATGTTTGACATTGAACCTTTCGCGGGGCCAAAAGATTTGGCGAAAGAAGCGTATGAAAAACAACAGGAACAGTTCGAGGAAAAGGGATTTGACCGATTAGGTTACGATCTAGACCCAATGATGTCCTATACACCGACAGAAGAAGGACCGATGGGGCTTGCGGCAGAGATAGGGCTTGGCCCCGCGATGGATGTCTTAGGACAAGAAGCTTTTGCCAATCTAGATATTGACGAGTTAGCGGAGACCATAGGGCAAACGCCGGAACAGGCGCAACAAACGATGGCCGCTTTTGGAGTTGACCCAGACCCAACTAGCCCGACAACAGGCTTTGGTTTTGACTTCGACTTCGACATGGAAGCGGAAGCCGTAGAGGACGAACCCGGTCAAGAAGGATTGTCAGACCCTTCTGATTTTGACTTAGGTGCTGAGGACGTTGATCTTGGCAGCTTTGATGATCCTATCGACCCTGAAGACCCCGAAAATGAACCTGACATGGACTTCGGCGACCCAGAATCCGAAACCGAAAGTACTGGTGAAACAGACTCAGACGAGGACGACTCAGAAGGCGAAGACGAAGGCGAAGGCGACGGCGGCGGCAGTGGATCAGGCGGTAGCGGCGAGGGCGAGGGCGAGGGCGAAGGCGAGGGCGGCGGTGGATCAGGCGGTGGATCAGGCGGTGGATCAGGCGGTGGATCAGGCGATGGA